GCAGTACGGTTCCTGAACGGTATTTCAGTTCTGGTTCCGAAACGATCGACGATATAACAGCACCGGTTGTTCCGCTATTATTATATATTAAGTTTTGTGAAACCGCAAAAGATCCACTAATCGGAAGCAATCTTAAATTACCCATCGTTGCGCCGGTTGCTGGAGTCCAATCCATAACGTAACCGGATGCACTGCTATTACTAATAATATCGTCACGGGTGAAAGATTCATCGTCGAAAGACACGGTTCCGTCGTAATAAAGCTCGAGTCGTACCGTTTGATCGTAAACAGTTTGAGAAGTTTCTTCGTATTCGTCTATCTCGATTATCTTACCGATTGGTCCTGTTATTCCACCATAATCGTTTCGCATCTGATAGACATTTTCAGACATATTAAAGTTGCCATTTGGATATTCAAGATAAAGATTTCCAACAGCATTTGTTCCGGTTTCTGGCTGCCATTTGTATATTTTTCCGTTCGACACCGAAGCGGTAATATTGTCGGCAGTATTTCCGTTACCAAATGCGATATAATTTAAAGTAAAATCCAATCCAGATGCATCAAATGTGGAAGCTTGAACTGGAGTCAATTTAAGACGTTTGAGCAACCGATATTCGGTTCCAGCTACAGTTTTTTCGTGCACCGAAACTATTTCTTGAGTGGTTATACCGTTTACAAAACCTCCCAACGCAAAATCGCCACCTGTTATGGTTCCGAGTGTGAGTTCGGAAGTGCCGGTGGTTCCCGATTTTCCTGGTTTCCATGCAAGAATCTTTGCACTTGCAGAATCGTAACCGGTTACTCCGTTTGCTCCGGTAAGCGACTGTGTTGCTGTTGCACCAACGGTAAAAGAGTTTGTTAATCCAGCCCCTAACAAATTTACACGAATTTGCTTTTTACGTAAAAGTGGATTTTTCAAAAGGGCAAATTGACGATAATCATTTTCGGTGGTTAATTTACAACCTTCGCTTTGTTCAAAATCAGCCACAATCATCAAAGAAGATGCGCCAAGTTCTCTAACCGCATTTGAGCCATGACCACCAACAGGAGACATCACAGCCGTTGCCAACAAACTCATGTCGGCACTTATTCCTGGTGCAAAAGTAAGACCGGCTACCACATTCACAGTAGCATAAGTGTAATCTTGACCATTGTTTATCAATTCAAAACGATCAAGATATCTTTGTCCGGTTGTACCTTCGCACGAGCATGCGCTTGTGCTTCCTGTGGCGGTTACCGCCAAAAACGAAACGCTTATTTCTGCTGCTGTTGCCGACGTGTGAAGACTATTAGTATCTGCATTACCATCACCAGAAACAACAACTGTTGGTAATATAGAATAATAAGTTGGATCTGCTCCACCACTGACTCCAAAATCTAATGGTGTAGCAAGAACTACAGTTGCAGTGCTGTTTGCATTGTTTATAAAATCTACAATTTTTCTTTGCTGACCCGAACCGCTGCCACTTTCAAAACGAATGCTCATGTTGTTATAGTAATCGTTCTGATATACCAGTTTTGATCCACCAATTATAACCGCAGTCGCGCCAGCGGCTGTTGTTCCGGCTACCTGATTGGCTGTATCAAAAAACAACACACGGTCGGATATAACAAAATTTCGCAAAGATTCGTTTAAATCTATAAAATCTATAGAACCATCCACTGCATTGTTTTGAACATCGTACTGAAGCTGACGGTCGTCGTTTTCATTAACGCTCGTCACATACTCGACCGGCATGTATCCGATACTGATACCTTGAGTTTTTGTTAAAAACTTTCTTTTGGATTCGGATATCGAATAAAGATATTTCCAACGATAACCGTCCGATAAAGTTCTTATTTGAGAATCGGTGTGTGTTGGTGCAACCGTGGAAGCTATACCGTAGTTGTTATCGATGCATTTGTAAACGCGTTCTTCATCAACCAAAACATAAAATTTTAAAGCCGTAACATCATCATACAAATCGATTGTGTCTCGATACGCATCGTAAACGATATTAGGTTCCCAGTCGTAACGTTTTACCACTATCGATACGTCAGACTTTTGAATCTTTTTGAACGCCATTGCTGTGCGCCAAAAGTCTGTATCGGATTTTACGCAATCGATATTTTTTGGTGGCGCGTTGTCTTGATTTGCACCTGTTGCACTAATCCATTCGGTTGGTTTGCCGATACCAAGAAAAATAGTATCACCCGACAAAACATCAAAGTTTTGATAAAAATCTTGTATAAGATATTGGCGAAAATCTTGTCTAAATGGATCACATACGGGCATACGTTTCTCTCTTTAATATATTTATGGTTCAAATGATATATTTGTTAAATCTGCTTGTGTGGATCCGGTAGCTGACGTAAAACCACCACCGGTTATACCACCAGCCTCGATTGTGCCTGGTATATTTTCACCTTCATCTATTCCAAATGTTCCAGTCAATCCGGCTGTAGAACCTGTTGCCCCGGCTCCTCCGGTTCCTCCGGTTGTTCCTGTTATTCCAGTCAAACCACCGGTGGTGCTTGTTGTTATGTAACAGACGGTAGCCTGTAACAAATTGTTGGGGCTAGCATCATGAGTAATTTGATTAGCCCATTCGAGAGCACAACGGAATTCTTCGCCGACTGGCATATTGAAAAAACTACTGAGAGTTATTTTTCTAAACTCTGTGCTGCTAGAATAACGCAAAATTGCATATTTGAAATCGCCAGTAAAGCTGCTAGCCCAATCGTATCGCAAAGTGTCGGATGTCATGGTCCATTCTGGCCACGATTGTGAACCAGTGCTACCCAACAAGAAATCGTTTTTACCTTTGCCTACGCTGCTGGATCCGTAAAGACCTTTTAAATCGTACTCGATGCGAGCCAAAACTGGTTCGTTCACGCGCCGATTTGGATGTTGATATATCACCCACCAAGGATCAGCTGCAGGAAATCCTAAGTCTGCCAAAGGAGACGATGGAGCTTCAAAATTAATACCCTCGGTCACTGGATTTGGTTGGCTGGTAAGTATTGGGTCGTGTATGTTTGGATCGTAACCATAAGCGGTTGCACCAAACCAACTTCTTAAATCGTCAAAAGTTTCATTTGTATAAGGTAAATAATGACCAATCAATGGAACTTCATATTTTATTAATGCGCTTTCGGCATCCAGATTAGACTGAGCGCAACGCTTTATTAAAACCTGTCCAAAAAAACCAAGACCGGCTGGGTGAATAAGACGCTTGAGAGCATCGCGATAACGATTAACTACTATTTCTGTTTTAAGAACATACGAGTAGTTTTGATAATAATGGTTGTCCTGTAAAACTTTGTTGGTACTCAATCGTCCATCATTGTTTGCATAGTATCCAGCAAAGTTGCAAACTGCACCGAGTGAACATGTGCCACTAAATCCAGTACCTTTTTCGGATTGTACAGTTATCGACGGAACGGTGTTGTAGTTTATACCAAAATCTTCTATTTCAATTTTTAATATTTTACCCGAACTGTTTACTTGCGTTACTTTTGCACGCGCTCCTTGACCAATATCACCCGCTGCATTTGTAAATACTACTCGATCGCCAACACGATATCCAGAACCACCCGAAGAAATTGTTACGGTGGCCACTACCGAATATATTTTTGGTTCGATTATGTTTTCTGTTGCGGTTTCAATTTCAAGCGGACGCGTAGAAACAAATGTTCCGTTAACATTTCCGATATTCAATTCGTAAACCGAAAATGCACCCAGTTGAAATTTAGAAACTTCAACTACTGTTGCTGCAGCAACGGTGGTTCCACTGACATTCTTTTGATATATTCTTCTGCCTGCAGACTCGAAAATTTTATTTCCTTGTGTGCCTGCTACTCGCAGAGTTTTTCTTTGTATCCATTTACCATCCGATGCTTTTAATATGTCTACTTTCGGATAATAAAATTCTACGTTTGTATCGTATAAAATTCTGAATAAAAATTCAAAAGTTTTTTCGGTACCTTTTGCTTTGTAAAATTGCTTGATGTATTTTACAAGAGTTTTTACTTCGACGGGCAAACCAGTTTCTTTGTTTATGGCCAGATTTTCAGGAAAGTCTAAAAGATATTGTTTTTTAAAATTTTCAACATATTCATCAAAAGTTGTATCGATATCTTTTACTTTTGCCAGATCCAAACTGTTGCGGAGGTATGCACCTTGAGTTTCCAGCCATTCGTAGTAAGCATTTAAAAATGCAACAAACGTAGGGTGATCGATGCGTACAAATTCCGGTACTTGCGCATTTACAAGCGGAGATATTTTATCTAAACTTTTAAATTCGCTGCGCATTTATTAGTTTGTTCCGTTGAATGGACTACCCGAAGCAGAATATGGATCATAACGGAAAGTTTGTGGCGAGCAAGTTACGGTAATATCTTCCAAATTGAGGATTAAGATTTGATTTCTTCTTGCCAAAACATCATTTTCTTTTGGTATTGCCGAGAAAGTGATATCGGTTTGTGTTTCTGGACTCAAATATTGAGGAACAAAGTTGGAAAGTGTGACTTTTCCGGTTGTGTAATCTATAGTTCCAGCATTTTCATTGATATAAATTTTTGATCCGCCGACCAATTTATATATTCTAACTTTTCCGTACCCATCATCGTCAATATAAGCATCTACGTTTGGTTTTGGCGACGCTGTACTAGTTGCATCTTGATATCCAAATATCGAAGAAGTTAATATTGGTGTGTAACCATCGATGGGATGATACAATTCGTTGTCAAAATTTATCGTGTAGTTTGTTATGGTGGTTAAATTTGGCTCTAATTTCTTCTTTAGTGTCAAATCTATGTTACACGATATAACCGGAGGATTATAATTGGTGTTGATGTGCGATACAAACAAAGATTCGTTGAAATCTCGATCGAATTTTCCTATGTTATCGATACCATATATGTAAATCAGGTTTTTGATATTCTGTTCGAGTGTTTCTTTGGCCAAAGTTGTTTTGGCTGTGTTATATTTTATATTAATATCCAAAACCAAATACAAGTAATCTGGATCTACTACTTCCGGTATAATCGAAACAAGATTTTTTTCTTTGAGAATATTTTTTGCAATCGCAAGTTTTTGTAACTGCGTCAGACGGGTAGCATTTTTTGGTTTGATAGATAAAAATACCTTACCGTATATTGGTGGATCGTTATCTTCACCGCCCCACACAAAAACGCTTTCGGCTTGCTCGCCATAATCTTTCGATAATATAGCTCGATAATCTTCAGCAGTAACCGCGCGCTCTTGAGCTTGATAGTTTCTGGGAGCATAGTATTTTATCGACTGTGTTGTTTCAGTTTCGCTGCCACCAAAAGAAGAAGAATATTTGCCATCCGAACCCAGCAAAAGTGTTGTTTGCGAAGACATTCTTTCGGCATATCTAAAGCTACGAATTGTAGAACTATCGTTTTTGCCGATACCATTTGCCAAAGAACCACTACATGTTCTATAAAATATTGAAATAACGTTTCCAGGTAAAGGTTGTTGACCAATAATACCATCACCAAAATAAATTTCATATTGTCCGGTCGAATTAAATTGTAAAAAATATACTTTCGAATCGCTGCCAACTTTATTGATATCGTTAACCAAAGTCCAAAGAGTTTCAATACCAGAAGTATTGTTAATAGAGTATGAAACGCGCACCTCTATTGATGTTGTATCTACATTTACTTCGGGTATTATAAATTTTTGATCGATATTTGAATTTGGATCATAAACATAAGTTATGGTTTTTACTGAACCTTCTTTTATTTCCACATTTCTTGCAAAATAACGAGTGCCTTCTGCTTCAACTTTAACATTCTGAGTCGAAGTAAATATAAATGTTTGTGAACCAAGTGTTCCGGTAAATCTACTACCAGCTGGTATAAATTCAGTTCCGTTAGATATACTTTGAATAGTTGGTGAGTTTGCGTTCAAAAATTCAACATCAACATAAGCAATAGCCGAACGATAAGATTTTGGAACATAATTTAAATGCTTGGCGATTGATACAACCGATGGCTGCAACAAAGCACTATCCAAAAATGTTTCGTTGGCCACCATGTTTGCATAATAACTTTGATAGTGAGTATTGTAAGCCAAAACATCCAAAAGAATATTTAAACCAGAACCTTCAAAATCATAATCTTTGAATTGATTTTGACTTTGAAGATACAATTTTAAATTTTGTTTGATATCATCAAAATCTAATCCATCAATTTTAAGATTTGTTGTTGCCATTATCGATTTCTCGTTATATTAAATGTGAAATTAAATGGAGTTTGCAAATTTATGATGCTATAATTTAGAGTTACCGAGAAACTATTGCCATCTAAGTTTGGTAAAATTATAACATCGTAAAGCTGAACTCTGGGTTCGTATTTTTTTACTAATTGCGAAACTACAGTTTTCATAGCGTCTAAATGCAAACTAGAAGTGTTTTCAAACAAACAATCATATATTCCAGAATTTATTTCTGGATGAAAAGGTTTTTCGTATCTTTTGAGCGTCAAAAGATTTTTCAATGCTTTTTTTACACTGTCAGATTCAACATACTGAGTAACATCGTTCGTCAAAGGGTGACGATTAAAGCTAAG